AGAATATGTTGATCCAGCGGATATAATATATTCCTATACAGACTCACCATATTTTGATGATGTTTATTATGTTGGAGAAATAAAAACAATACCTATAAATGAGGTTAAGAAACAATTTCCACATTTAGATAACGAGGCTCTTGAGGATTTAACGAAACAAGGTATTCAAAATACAGACTTTTATCACAGAACAATAAACGAAACAAACAACGTTGACAAAAACTCAGTTCAAGTTTTATATTTTAATTATAAAACGTATGCAAATGAAGTTTATAAGGTAAAAGAAACTGGCACTGGAGCTTCTAAGATAATAATTAAAGATGACACGTTTAATCCACCTGTTGATATAGTAGATGCTAAGTTTGAGAAAGTATCTAGATCGATAGAGGTATTATATGAAGGTGCTCTGGTTTTAGGAACAAACACGCTTTTAAAGTGGGAACTTGCTAAAAACATGATGAGACCTAAGAGCGATTCTACAAAAGTTAGAATGAATTACTCTATAGTTGCTCCTAGAATGTACAAGGGTAGAATAGAGTCTCTTGTTAGTAGAATTATCGGTTTTGCTGATATGATACAAATAACACATTTAAAGTTACAACAAGTATTATCTAGAATGGTACCTGACGGTATATATTTAGATGCAGATGGTTTAGCAGAAATAGATTTAGGAAATGGCACTAATTATAATCCTCAGGAAGCGCTTAATATGTTCTTCCAAACCGGTTCCGTTATTGGTCGATCTTTCACGTCTGAAGGTGATTTAAATCCTGGTAAAATACCAATTCAAGAAATTGCTTCTGGATCAGGTAATAACAAAATAACATCGTTAATAAACACATACAACTATTATTTGCAGATGATTAGAGACGTAACGGGTCTTAACGAAGCTAGAGATGGTAGTATGCCTGATAAAAATGCATTAGTTGGTGTTCAAAAATTAGCAGCAGCAAATAGTAATACAGCTACAAGACATATATTACAAGGTGGTTTATTTATAACAGCTGAAATCGCGGAGGCTTTGTCGCTGAGAGTTTCTGATATATTAGAATACTCGCCAACAAAAGAAGCGTTTATTCAGCAAATAGGTATCCACAATGTATCAACGTTAGATGATATTTCAGAATTACATCTTCACGATTTTGGTATATTTATAGAATTAACACCAGACGAAGAAGAAAAAGCGTTGTTAGAGAACAATATTCAAATGGCTATATCACAAGGCACTATAGATCTTGAAGACGCTATTGATATTAGGGAGGTTAAAAATTTAAAGCTAGCAAATCAATTGTTGAAACTTAGAAGAAAAAAGAAGCTTGAAAGAGATCAATTAATTCAACAGCAAAATATGCAGGCACAAGCCGAGGCTAATGCTCAAGCTCAACAAGTAGCTGCTCAGTTAGAAGTTCAAAAACAACAAGCTTTAACTAATTCTCAAATACAATTGGAACAAGCTAAATCTTCCTTAGGCACTCAAAGATTAAAAGAAGAAGCTAACTTAAAGAAAGAATTAATGTCTTATGAATTTCAAATTAATATGGCTTTAAAGCAAAAAGAAGCTGAAATATATAAGAATAAAGAAGGTTTTAAAGAAGATAGAAAAGACAATAGAACAAAAATACAAGCTAGTCAACAAAGTCAGTTGATTGAGCAAAGACAAAAAAACACAGGGGCTAAAGATTTTGAATCGTCAGGAAATGATATATTGAGTGGTGATTTTGATTTAGGTTCTTTTGAACCCAGGTGATAATAGTAAATGTATAATTATATAATATTTTATCATGACAGAACAAGAAAAAGAAACTGTTTTAGACGAGGTTGTTAACAATGAAACAGTTGATTCTAAAGAAAAAGTAGAAGATCAACCTCAACCAGAACCAGAGGTAGTAGAAGATAAAGCGACTACTATTGACGAAGATGGTACTATTAAAGTAGATTTAAGAAAATTTAATAATCAACAAGATGCCGTTTCAGAGCAAGAAACAAATGCAGTGGATGCAGATCAACCAACCGGAGATAGCGAAGAAGTGGTTGAAGAAGTATCACAACAACAAGAGTCCGTTCAAGATGAAGAACAGCAAGTTGTTGAAGAAGTAACAAACGAGGAAATTGAAGACGAAGTTGAAGCTTTGTCAGATGAAGTTGAAGAAGCTGTTGCTGAGGCTGAAGAAAAAGGTATTGATTTACCAGAAAATATTCAAAAAGTTGTTGATTTTATAAATGAAACAGGTGGTACATTAGAAGACTATGTTAGTCTAAATAAGAACTACAACGATATTGATGATATTCAAGTTTTAAAAGAATATTATAAAAAAGAAAAACCGTATCTAGATGAAGAAGATATAAATCTTTTAATGGAAGATTTTTCTTTTGATGAAAGTTTAGATGACGAAAAAACGGTTAAGAAAGCTAAATTAGCTTTTAAAGAAGAAGTTAACAAGGCTAGAAAGTCTTTAGAACTTCAGAAAAACAAATATTATGAAGAAATTAAAGCTGGATCTAGGTTAACTCCAGATCAACAAAAGGCTGTAGATTTCTTTAATAGATATAACAAAGAGAGTGAAGAAGCTTCAAAGGTAGCTAAAAAACAAACTGACGTCTTTTTAGATAAAACTGGTAAAGTTTTTAACGACAAGTTCAAAGGTTTTGAATACAATGTTGGTGAAAAAAGATTTCGTTTTAATGTTAAAAATGCTAATGAGGTTAAGCAAGCACAAAGTGATATTAATAATTTTGTTAAAAAGTTTTTGACAGAAGATAACACTATGGGAGATGCAAGAGGATACCACAAAGCGCTTTTTACAGCTATGAACGCTGACGCTATTGCGAATCACTTTTATGAACAAGGAAAAGCTGACGCTATTAAGGACAGTATTTCCAAGTCTAAGAACGTAGATATGAAGCCTAGAGGTGTTCATGAAAAAACTGCGGACGTAGGCGGCATGAAAGTAAGAGTAATAACTGGTGATGATTCGTCTTCTCTTAGAGTAAAAATGAGAAAATAACTTTTAAAAAAAATTAAAAAATGAGTTTTGCATCACAAGGGGCTTACCCCGCTGGATTAACTCCTGCACCTACTAAAACTTTATTTGACAAAAACTATTTGTCAATCAGTGGAGGAGATTTTGATTTCACAAAACAGTTTTTACCAGAAGTATATGAAAAAGAAGTTGAAAGATATGGAAACAGATCTGTATCTTCTTTTCTAAGAATGGTAGGAGCTGAAATGCCTATGGCTTCTGACGAAGTCGTATGGACAGAACAAGGAAGATTACATGTTGCTTACGACAGTGCTAAAGTAAAAACAGATAACACTGCTTCTGATAACACGTTGGTAATTCTTGATTCTGCTGGAAACGCTCAATCACACGCTATTAGAGCTAACCAAACAATTATTGTTTCTAAAGGATATGAAAGTGTAAAAGCTTTCGTTCAATCTGTTGACGCTGCAACTGGAGAATTAGAGGCTTATCCTTTAACTTCAGCTAACTGGCCAGCTGCTTTCGTAGCCGCTTCTAACCCTACAGATCTTAAAGTATTTGTATATGGTTCTGAATTTGGTAAAGGATCTGCTGGAATGCAAAAGTCAATCGATGCTGGTTTCCAAAAATTTAGTAACTCTCCAATTATCATCAAAGATAAATACAACATCAATGGCTCTGACACTGCTCAGATCGGTTGGGTTGAAGTTACTTCTGAACTTGGTACTTCTGGGTACTTATGGTACTTGAAGTCTGAGCACGAAACTAGACTTAGATTCGAAGATTACTTAGAAATGACTATGGTAGAAGCTGAAAAAGCTACTCAAACTATCGATATTCTAGACGCGGCTGGCGCTGATTCTGGACAAGATGTTAGAGGAACTGAAGGTCTTTTTGCTGCTATCGAGTCAAGAGGATTGGTTTTTAACGATCATGACTTTAACAACGGTACTGGTTTAACTGGTCTTGCTGAATTTGATTTAATTCTTAAAGAACTAGATAAGCAAGGTGCTATTGAGGAAAATATGTTATTCTTAGACAGAGGCACTTCTTTGTCTATTGATAATATGCTAGCTAGAGCTAATTCTTATGGTTCGGGTGGTACTTCTTACGGAGTATTCAACAACTCAGAAGATATGGCTTTAAATCTAGGTTTCTCAGGATTTAGAAGAGGTTCTTACGATTTCTATAAAACTGATTGGAAATATTTGAATGACGCTGCTACAAGAGGTCTTACTCAAGACATCGACGGTGTACTTGTACCTGCTGGTGTTTCTACTGTTTATGACCAAACTTTAGGTAAAAACATTCAAAGACCATTCCTTCATGTTAGATATAGAGCTTCAGAAGCTGATGATAGAAGAATGAAAACTTGGATCACTGGTTCTGTTGGAGGAAACTATACTTCTGACATCGACGAAATGAATGTACATATGTTATCTGAAAGATGTTTATGTGTACAAGGTGCTAATAACTTTATCTTATTCAAAGATACTAGCGCAACTCCGTAGTCAATACTATAAAGTAGGTTTTACCCTCGATGAATCTTCGGGGGTAATTCTTACCTTTTTAATTTTTTAATTTTATTATATCATGGCAAAAAAAGCTGAAGCAGTAGATAATATTGAGGTTGCACCTCAGCCAACTGTTGCGAAAAAAGAAACAGTTCAAAAACCACAAAAACCAGAATGGGAGATTAAGGATAGAGTATACTATTTAAAATCTGAAAAAAGACCATTAATAACAACTATACCAGGAAAACACTCTGTAAAAAGAGCTCTATTACATTTTGATCAAGAAAAAGGTATTAGTAGAGAGCTTAGATATGCTACTAATCAAAATAGTCCATTTGTTGACGAGCAACAAGGTGAAGTTACTTTAGGGCAGATAATTTTTAGAGATGGTGTTTTAGCTGTACCAAAAGAAAAACAAGCTTTACAGAAATTATTATCTTTATATCACCCTTTAAAAGGTGGTTTGTATCTAGAACTAGATACCGTTAGAGAAGCTGAAGATGATCTTGATTATATAGAACTTGAATTAGAAGCATTAAACGCTGCTAAAACGTTAGATATAGATCAGTTAGAGGCTATTTTAAGAGTAGAAGTTGGAAACAAAGTAAACAACATGACTAGTAAAGAAATAAAAAGAGATGTTATGTTATTTGCGAAAAGAAATCCAGCTTTGTTTTTAGATCTAGCTAGTGACGAAAACGTGCAATTAAGAAACTTTGGTATCAAAGCTGTAGAAGCTGGTATTATAAACCTAGCTCAAGATCAAAGAACATTTACTTGGGCATCTAATGGTAGAAAACTAATGACTATACCTTTTGATGAAAATCCATATTCTGCTTTAGCAGCTTGGTTTAAAACAGACGATGGTGTTGAAGTGTATAGCAATATTGAAAAAAGACTAAATTAAAGTCACTTATAGCGGTTAGGCCGCTGTAATCGTGGCCTAATCACTATAAAAAATTAACATGGCAGTAAGTATAGATACAGTTTATCAAAGAGTTCTTGCGATATTAAACAAAGAGCAAAGAGGATACTTGACGCCTCAAGAATTTAATCTGTTTGCAAATCAAGCGCAAATGGATATTTTTGAACAATATTTTTACGATATAGAGCAATTTGGTTTATTACATGGTAATGATACTGAATACTCTGATATGTTGAACGTATTGAATGAAAAAATAAGTTTATTTGAAAAAACAGCAAATTTAACTTATTCTAGTTCTACTGGTTACTGGAGTTTACCATCTGATCTTTACAGATTAGGTACTATCATATACAGTGATAATGAAGTAGAAAGGGTAAATAAAAACGAATATTTATATATAACATCTTCACCAATAGCAGCTCCTACTGCTGATTTCCCTATATACACAAAAGATATAAACGGAATAAAAGCCTATGGGCCAACAGAGATTGACGATTCAGTTAAATCTTTAAAATGCAACTACATCAAAAAGCCAACTAAAGTTGAGTGGAAATACCAAATTGTTTATGGTGAAGCGTTGTATGATGCTACATATTCTGTTAACTTTGAACTACATCCATCTGAAGAAGTTGAATTAGTTACAAAAATATTAGCTTTAGCAGGTGTATTGGTTAGAGACTTGTCTATATACCAACTAGCCACGCAGGAAGACGCGATGGACGTTCAACAACAAAAATCTTAATAAATGGGCTTATTTACTGGAACACAACAACAATATTACGAGGGATCAGACGGAAATCAAGCTAGTAACGTAAACGAATACGGTGGGTATCAATTTATAAGCTTAAAAGATTTAGTTAATAATTTTATCATAAACTATGTGGGTGAAGATAAAATTATAAGTAAGATAAAAAGAACTGATGTTGCTTACCATGTTAGAAGAGGTATGCAGGAATTTACTTATGACGTTTTTAGATCTCATAAATCTCAAGAAATAGAAATAGCACCAAATCTACAAATGCCATTACCACACGATTACGTTAATTACGTTAAAGTTACTTGGGTAGATGATAGTGGTGTTGAAAGAATAGTTTATCCAACTAGAAATACTAGTAACCCGCTACCTTTATTACAAGATAGCAATTATGAATACACTTTTGATAACAATGGTAATTTATTAACAGCAAACGAATCTGAAACTTGGAAAAGATTTAAGAACAGACAGCAAGATAATCAAGATGATTTAAACGATCTTGAAAACGATGCTGGCTTAACACAGTTGTTTGGTAGAAGATATGGTATAGATCCAGAATATACACAGTCAAACGGCGTATTTTTTATAGATCCAATAAAAAACAAGATATTTTTTGATGCATCGTTAATGGGTAAAGTTATAACATTAAAATATATTAGTGATGGTTTAGCTACTGACGAAGAAATGATCGTGCATAAATTCGCTGAAGAAGCTGTTTACAAGCACGTAGCTTTATCTATATTATCAGCTAGAGCAAACGTACCTGAATATATAATCAACAGGTTTAAAAAAGAGAAATTTGCCACAACTAGAACAGCAAAACTTAGGTTATCTAATTTAAAGATAGAGGAACTTACTCAGGTTATGAGAGGTAAGTCTAAGCAAATAAAACACTAAAATATGCCTGAATTAATTAGAGCTTTTGGTCGAGGTAGAATGAATAAAGACCTTGACGAAAGAATTATACCAAATGGCGAATATAGAGATGCTTTAAATTTAGAAATTTCAGCATCAGAGGATTCAGACGTAGGTGCTTTTGAAAACATTAAGGGTAATATTGAATTAAAAAATAGAAGTTATAATTCAAACACAGGTGTTTATCAAACATGGGATTCCGCTAAAAATTCATACATATCAGATTTGTCAAACCCCGTATGTATTGGCTCTACAAGAAACACTAAGACCGAAAAAGTATATTGGTTTATAGCTTCAGATGATACGAGTATTATAGCTGAATACGATCAAACAACAAAACTAATTACACCTATTTTAGTAGATAAAAATAATATATTAAAGTTTTCTAAAGATTATTTAATAACTGGTATAAATATTGTAGAAGATTTTTTGTTTTGGACAGATGATCAAACCGAGCCTAAAAAAATAAATATAACTAAATTTAAAATAGGTTCAACTGATTTTAATACTCATACTAAAATACCTAGATGGTCTGAAGACTCACAATTGTATTCTACAAATTTAAGTAACAGACCTGATTTTGAAGAACAGCATGTTACTGTTATAAAAAAATCACCTTTAAATGCACCCACCATCAACTCCTCTGCTTCTGGCTTTGGCAATAATCCAGACGGTACAGGTATAGATGGAACTGGGATAACACCTGTTATATCCATAGCTAATTCTCCAGCTGGAACAGGCACATTCAACTTCACATACCTTCCAGACGCGGAAGATCCAACAGAGTATGAATCCCTACCGACTTACGGTGAGTACCAAGCTAATTTAGCTGATGATCCAGAATACTACATTGATAGTAACATATCCAATGGATGGGATGGTAATGTTGTTTTTACTGTAGCACCACCACCCGGCACTGACCCAGATACCGGTTTGTCTGTTTGGCAAATAGGTGATATTATTAAATTATCAGGAACTTACGAAGATAATAATGAAACTTTTGAGTACAGTGTAAGTATTAAAATAACGGTAATAGTAGGAACAGCTGTTTACGGGCAAATACAAGCAATATCTAGCGATATATTAAGAATAACAGATCCTGATGCTGATTATGAGCTAATTGAGTGGGAAACTTTATTGGTTGAAAATAAGCCGATGTTTGAATATGTGTTTCCTAGATTTGCCTACAGATGGAAATACAAAGATAACGAATATTCTTGCTTTTCAGCTTTTTCAAAAGTTGCGTTTATAGGAAATGAATTTAAATATGTGTCTTCTGATGGTTATAACATTGGAATGACTAATAATGTAAGAAAGCTATCTATTGAAAGTTTAGATTGGGGTGATGAGGAAGTAGAAGAAATAGAAATACTATATAAAGAGTCTAATAATAACACGGTTTATTCTGTTGATAGTTTAAAAAGATACGACTATGTTGGATCAACATTACCAACTACTTTTGAAATAACCTCAGAGATAATTGGTAGAGTTATAGAATCCAATCAATTATTAAGACCATGGGATAATGTTCCTAGAAAAGCAAAGTCTCAAGAATTGATAGGTAACAGAGTTGTTTATGGTAATTATCTACAAAATTACAAAGTAAAACCAATAAGCTTAGATGTTGGTTTAGAATCAGACGATCACCCATCTATAACATATCAAGGACAAGAGGAAGAAAATCCTTTTCTAAGAATGCCGTCAGACTCTTTGAAGTCAATAAGAACTTATCAAGTAGGTGTTGTTTTTAAAGATCAATATGGTAGAGAAACACCTGTTTTCACAGATAAGACAGCGTCTGTTAAGGTAGATATAGAAAATTCAGATAAACTAAATAAGTTATCTATATCACCGGCTGGAGACGCTCCTGATTGGGCAACTCATTATAAATTTTTTGTAAAAGAAACGTCTAATCAATATTACAATTTAGCTTTAGATAGATACTATGAAGCTGAAGACGGAAATATATGGTTAAGTTTTCCTTCGTCAGAAAGAAACAAAGTAGACGAACAGACTTATTTAATATCAAAAAAGCAACATGACAATGATGTGGCTATTGATGAATTAAGTAGATATAAAATATTAGCTATTGAAAATGAAGCTCCAGAATTTATAGCTACATTTAAAAGAGCCATAGCTCAAAGTGATGTTGAAATTTTAACTGGATTTGAGCAAGATTACACTCTTTTAACGTTTAATGGTCCTTCTGAAACAGCTAATTCGGCTTTTGCGCTAGGATTTGTATCTGGCAACTATTTAAGAATAACAAATGGAGGCGCTGTAACAGATGATTATTTAATAGAAAGTGGAGGAAGAACCGGACAGGGTAATCAATATTCTGTAAGAATAGCCACCCCATTAGGCTTAGACGCTGCTTTTTTAAATGATTTAACAGGTAGTGTTACTATAATAATAACGAACCCAAGTGTCGAAAGGTTACCAGAATTTGAAGGTAGATTTTTTGTAAAAATAAATAGAGATTATGCCTTTGATACAAATATAATTGCTTCTTTTGCTAATTTAAATAAAAACTATGGGGTTTTAGGTGAGATGGAAATATCTCACAAAAGAATAGGTAACAAAAAACCACCAGGTGGATGGGCTTGGTTAGATAATGGTACTACTTGTGCTGGTTGTTGTTCTAATGGTAGAAAAAATGGATCTCTTGGTAACGGAAATGGAAATTTTGGTATACATAGGGACGATTTTGATCCACCTATAAAAGGTCAAGATTATTTTGGGTTCCTACAGGGTTGGAAAACATCTAACGATCAATTTCCAAATATTGACGGTGTTATGGCCAAAGTTGGGGCACAAGTTAGATTTATCGGTCCTAATGGAGAGCAGTCAGAAGTATATACTGTTGAACAATATGAAAAAGGAAATGGTAGACGTGGTAGACTAGACGGTTCTTCTTCTTTCTTCTTCCCTAGTTGTGATGATTGGGGTGATCAAAGAGAAATACCTTCTAACAAAAGAGTTGAATATTGGTTTAAGTTAGATAGAGAGATAAAAGATGATTTCCTAGAAAGAAATAATTGGTTACCTTTATTAGGTTGGAATGATGGAGTGACTAATTCACCGTGTATAAAAGTTCAAGTTGTACAAGAATTAGTAAGCGACGGTAACAAACTTTTAACGTCAACTAATCCAGCTATATTTGAAACAGAACCTAAAGAAGCTGTTGATCTAGACATATATAACGAAGCAACAGGCGCTTTACCAATATCTCAATTTAATAACGTTTCACAAATAATAGATTATTCAAACTGTTATTCTTATGGAAACGGAGTAGAATCTAATAGAATTAGAGATGATTACAATGCTGTTATAATAGACAAAGGCCCAAAAGTTTCAGCACCATTAGATGAACCTTACACCGAAGAAAGAAGAGGATCTGGAATGATATATTCTCAGATATTTAATTCTATGTCGGGTGTTAACAGGCTAAATCAATTTATACAAGCTGAACAGATAACTAAAGATTTAAACCCAACGTACGGTACAATACAAAAACTACATGCTAGAGACACCGATTTAATATGTTTAACAGAAGACAAGTGTTTTAATATATTGGCCAATAAAGATGCGTTGTACAATGCCGATGGTAGTGCAAACGTAACTTCCAATTTTAATGTATTGGGTCAAGATACACCTTATGTTGGAGAATTTGGTATTTCTAAAAATCCAGAGTCTTTTGCTTCATATGGCTTTAGATCTTATTTTACCGATAAAGCTAGAGGTACAGTTATAAGGCTTTCTAGAGATGGTATAGAGGAAATAGCTGTAAAAGGTATGGGTGATTTCTTTTCTGACAATCTACCATACTCTAAAACATTAATAGGTAGCTTTGACGATGTAAATAACGCGTATAACTTGACTTTAGATGGTTTATCTACGGAGTGGCAAGAAAAACTACAAACAGGTGTTTTTGATAGAACAAACTGTGACGTTGCCGATGATACTAGCGATAATATAACATCGACTACATTAACGTTTAAAGAAGCCAACGATGGTTGGGAAAGTAGAAAATCGTTTATAAAAGAGAGTGGATTAAGTTTGAATGGTGAATATTATACGTTTAAGCGAGGTTTGATATGGCAACATAGAGCTAACAACATACATAATAACTTTTATAAGCAACAGTATGATAGTTCTTTAGATTTTATATTTAATGAAGCTCCAGAGTCTGTAAAAGTCTTTAAAACATTAAATTATGCTGGAACAAAAGCGCGTGATTATAAGTATAATGTAGGTGGTGGATCAAAAAAGTATAATTTAGCTGAAATTCAAGCTAGTAACTTGGTCCCAACGAATGAAATAGTTGAACAAGGTTGGTATACTAATTGGATAAGAACTGATCTACAAGAGGGTGCTTTAAAAACGTTTTTAGACAAAGAAGGTAAGTATTTTAACTATATAAAAGGTTTGGATACTTATTTTACTGATAATTGTGACAACAACGTTGATTCTAATGAATTTTCTGTTCAAGGTATAGGTAGAGCTGTTGTTAGTGGTGATGTAGATCAAAGCGAATTCAATGTTCACTTATACGTTGACAACTCGTGCTTTATACAACCATTTAATGTTCACTTGTATGTAGATGATGTTTGTTTTACGGAACCTGACCCAGATGACCCAACAGATCCAGTTGAATCATTCTTAATTGATCTAGACTTTGTAGGTCAAGCGTCTAACGCAACACAGGCTTACACTTGGACTAATCCTTCTGACCCAACAGAGATTGTTGATATTAGCGCAAAAGGAAACACAAACCACGGTTGTAATAGAGGAACTTATAAGATAGTAGCTAATAGACATGTTAATGGCGGTGTTACAGTGGGTAGATTCTACGTTGGAAACGTTAGAGGCGTTAACTATTATGACTCTTATACTTTAAATGCCAATAATGATCCTTCGTCTCCAACTGGTGATGTTGAAAATGTTAATGGAATTTCAGCCATACCTAGCGCTCAAGATCAATACAATAACAATCAAGTATTAGGTTTAGATAGTTTAGGTAATGCTTCTACTAGAATATACCCAACAGGATCGACAGAATTTGGTACAGATCAAACAAATAGTAGACAAAGATATATTGTGGCTGGACCAAATCAATTTGATTACGGTAGAATAACTTATGTGAATATACAGAATGATGATGCATCGAATATTGCTCAAAACTTTACAGATCCAAATAACGCTGACTATGTAACGTTTACATTGGTACCAGACACGTACAGGGTTGATGGTAGTTTTGATACGCATGGAGATTCTATTTGGTTCCAAGTATTTAGAAAAAGAGATACTTCAGATCCAAACTCTCAAACAGAAGAAATATTTGCTGGACTTTTAGGAACAAACTGTCAATACGGTCAAACTTGTGATCCAAATCAATGGCCAACAGTAACTTTTGATGTTTCAGACGGGTCTTACGTAGAAAATTATATACCTTAAAATAAAATAATAAAAAATGAGTCACACAACAACAATAGGTAACTTTTCAGTACAATCTGTTAACTTTGATGTACCAGAGGGAGATACTATAACAAGTGTAAATCCAACAGCAACATTAACTTTGGTTCCAGACCCTGGATACCAGATTGATGCTAGTGATTTTTCATACACTTCAGGTCCATCTCAAATAACAAGTGTTGTTTTTTCGCAAAGTGGAGACAACGTTCTCTGTGTAGTTACCTTTGATACAACATATGTGATGCCTGGTAATAATATTGATTTACCAATATGTATAGAGGGATCTGCCACAACAATAGATTACACACTTAGTGGTGTCGTTAGGTTGAGAACAGGTGGTAATACAACACCATTGTCAGGTGATACAGCTTATTCCGCTTCTGGTTCAGAAGGTGATGTTGTTCAGGCTTTTTCTTACACAATAGCAGCTGCTTCTGGTTATTATTTTCCAGTAGCGCCTTCTGGCTCTATAACTGCTGGAGATCCTGGAAATTACTCAGTTACAGAATCTAACACATATGACACGGAAGGTAATTTAACAGCCGTCACATTTACAGCTAATTATACTTTTCCAGGCGCTGATGTTTCTGGAAATGTTTTTTCTATAAATGCTAATGCTGCTCAAATACCGGTAACCGTATACGAAATAACATCTTATACTATAAGTACCTCTGATCTACCGGGTGAAACAAATACCGTTAGAAATATGAAAATATTCGGTACACCTGGTGCTCAGTTTTCTTTAACTGTTGTAAACGAAGATGGCACAAGTATATTGAATAGTACTTTAAGCAATGTTGTTATTCCAGCTAGTGGACTTTATTCGTTTAATATAACGTTCCCCGCTGTTACAGATAATGATCAGTACGATTTTGTTTTAACAGGAGATGGTGTTTCAACGAATTTTGATGGAGCAGGCCAACAACCTTCTACATTCACAATATATCAATACTTAGAAATAACAGTTTCTTTTGGTGTTACATCGACAAATGCTAATTTATCTTTACCAGCTAATGTAGTTTATACGTATGAACCAAACAAAGATCTTGGTTTAAACGATAGTAATTACAATATACAATTTGATTTAGTAATTACATCTGGGTCTACAATATCTGTTAATGCCGCTCCTTTAGCAAGCGACTTTACAAATACAGATCCTCTTACCAACGGTGGTACAGATATAGAGATAAGTGGGGTTAGCGCTGTTTTAAGCAACAATGATACAACATATACTATAACGGTTAATGCTACTGTAGATGAAACTGGAATTCAAAACGTTTTAAGTCAATTAAACCTAGATGGTATTCTTTTGACAAATAGACCTCCAACAGCTTCTAACGTAACAAAAACAATAGTTGAAGATGAAGTTAATCCAAATAACCTTGAATTACAACTTCTTGGTGCTGACTTAGATGGAGACTCTCTAGTATATAATATAGTTAGTTTACCTTTAAATGGTGACTTATATGCTCCAACAGATACTACATTCCAGGTTCCATTAACAACTGGTGATTTACTAAACGTTTGGAGCTCTGTGTTATACAAACCAGATGCTAATTATAACGGTATAGATACTTTTACATACAAAGTTAACGACGGTAACGTTGATTCGAGCGTAGCTCAAGCTACAATAACAGTAACACCGGTTAATGATGCGCCTATAATAACTAGTACAGCTCCTCAGTACACTGGTGTGGCAGGTGGAACTTATACTTACAATTTCACTTATAGTGATGTAGATCACACGGATTCAGAAATTACAATAACTACCCAGTCTAGTCTTCCAGCTGGTTGGACTCTAACGGATAACCAAGACGGAACTGGTACTTTAACAGGGCCTGTACCCGCTGGGTTAACTACCATAGTTTTAATAGCCACTGATCCTTTAGGTGCTAATGACACAGAAACAATAGATGTTAGTGCAGCGTATGATATTTTAACTAAAATGGAGTTTTTGGTTAGTTATAGAGCTGGTTCAATATCAGCAACATCAGCATCAGGTCAATCACCTAAAACAACATCAGCTATAAATTTATCGGCAAAACCAACAGGTGTTTCAGGCCATACTTGTAACGATGCTGACTTTATATTGTTAGCTGAAACGCAAGATTCAAATAATAACACGGTTAGATTCGTAATAGGTAGATCAGCTTTAAATAATACTGGAACCATACAGGCTAATTCCACTTCTTTTAATCTTACGGACGCTGCTTGGCAGCTAGTAACTCTGCCATTGTTTTCAGACAGAACAACAGCTAATTCAGACACTGTTTCAAGTAACTTCATTGACCAAAACAGCGCGGTATATGATGAAAATAATGTAGTTTCATCTCCTTACAGTGCTAGTAATCCTCAAACATATTATGTTAGTGGTAGTATAGGAAGTTCTGATAGAAAAAATTATTTTACAATAAACAACACTTTAGCTAGTCAAATGGCAGCGGCAACCGCTACAGGTATATTTACGCTTAGACTTTCTTTAGATTCATTCGCACAACAAAGTGGTACTTGGTATGCTTGGGCTCACTCAGACGCGGCTTGGTTGCAGGTGTTTAAAGAGAATTCAGCTGGAACCAACCAGGAAGAAGTTTTAGATTCTAATAATAATAGTTTTGGGGTAACAAGCGCTAGTAATATTTCGATTAACATTTTCACTGGCGCGGTAACAGTATCATAATATGGCAGCAATAGAAAGTATAACATTAACATTTCCTAATCCATTGAATGTGTCTGTTCAAGTTGGAGACACAGCATATTACACTAATGATGAAAATGGTGAAGTTATTGTTGAGATAGGTATAATAACAGCGGTTACAATGTATAGCATAACTGTCAATATACTTAGCACCACACCTAGACCTGACAATAACAGTTTTATACTTTTTAGCAAGACAAACAAGGCTAATATAAGTGGACTTAGAGGATACTATGCGGAAGCACAGTTTAGAAATGACTCTGTTAAAAGAATAGAGTTGTATTCTGTTGGATCTGAAATATTTGAAAGTAGCAAATAACGTGTAATAATATAAATATAAAAATATAGTAAATTATGGCGATACCAATAGCAGCAGCGCTCCAAGGTATTCAAGGTTTAGCGGGTATAGCTGGCGGAATAATTGGAAGTGGTAAAAGAAAAAGAGAACAGAGAGAAGCTCAAGCTGAATTTAATAGAAACAAAGCTCGTTACACGAATCTAGACACGTCAAACGTTTACGCTAACATGGAAAACGTATACGAAGATTTAACTGTAAATACACAGGCCGCTGATTTCGCAGCTCAACAACAGCAGCAAAGTTTAGCTAACACTATGCAAGGAATGCAAGGTGCGGCTGGTGGGTCTGGTATAGCCGCTTTAGCACAAGCTATGGCTGGTCAACAATCACAAAATCTTCAACAAACATCGGCTAGTATCGCAGAACAGGAATCTGCTAATGAGATGGCTAAGGCTAATATGGCCGGTCAGTTACAAACAATGGAAGCTAAAGGAGAATTAATATCTAGACAACAAGAGCAGGAAAAAGTAGAAACATTAATGGGTATGTCTCAACAAAGATTAGCTTCGGCAAACCAAGCTAGGCAACAAGCTACAGCTGGTCTACTTGGCGGCGTAGGTAATGTAATAGGAGCTGGCGCTGGTATTTATGCTGCTAACGCTAGATAAAAAAATATAAAATGGCAAATAGAGATTTAATAGCACAAACAGGTTTAATATATGGAAGTAGATACTACGATCCTTCTATATCTTTTGCAGGGCCATTTCAAAGAGCTCAGGGTATAGTAGAAAATATATTAGCTAACAAAAAAGCCGTTAAAGCTCAAGCTGAAGCAAAAGTTGCTAATTATTTAGAAAACATGGCTGAGCCGCTAAACGTGGCTAAAATAGCACCTAAATACAGAGATGCTGTTACTAAATTCTTAGTGGGTAAAAGAAATGAATATGCTCAAGCAGCTCGTGTAGCTAGTAGATATAATCCATCTTCATCAGGATACTTTGATGCGGTTTCTAAAATGAATAGTATTTCAGATTCTTTTGAGCAATTAAGCGGTCAGTTTGATTTATTTAAAAAAATGAAAGAAGAAGATCTTCCTGATTTTACAAGCAGATTAGTTTCTGATGGTAATAAATCTGAAGATCTATCTGTTTTAACAGATGTTCTTACTGATAAGTACGATATAAGTATAACGGATGGTGGGAATATATCATTTTTCACAGGTGGTATTTCTGAAGATGGTCAAAATTATGTTATAAATAAAGAACTTAATGATCTTCCAAAATACTTTAATAAAGACTTTACGACAGCTAATAAAATAGTTCAATTAAACAAGGATATTTACAGTAAAGGAAATAAACTTGATGCAGCGAGCTCTGACTTTCTTAAACTCCAATTGAAAACAATGATGGCTGAAGGAGGAAGAGAAACAGTAATATCTTTAGCCACAGATGATTTTATTATAGATGGAGGTTTAGGATTAGATCCAGCTTTAGTAAACGACGAGTCTAAGCATGATGAGTTAACCAATATTGTTATAGATCAATACTTAAAAATGTTTCAAAAAACAGCCGCCGCTGGTTATAACGTTGCTGAGCAAAAAAGAAAGAAAGATTTGCAAAGATATAATAGAACAGGAGGCGGAGGCAGCGGGACAGGTGGCTTAAAAATGACAGCTGGTTTAAAACAAGAAGTAACGCTACAACAAGCTAATGCTGATGCTGCTAAAAAAACAGCGATGTTGATAGCTAATTCAGCTGTAGGTGGAGATACTAACGCTGCTGTTAGTAATTACTTAAACTTCTTGAGATCAAGAGGTGGTAATGTTAGCGGTTTAATAACGGCTGACGAGCACTATAAACTTTACGCTAAAAACTTTCCTAAAATGGAAGAGCAAGAAATATTAAAAGGCTACAATGAGGCTTACGGTGAGGGTAATTCTATGTTTATATTAAAAAGAGGCCAAGGTATAAATCCTGATTTTGATGAAGACTATATACCGTATAAAAGGTTTACAGACATGCAAAATGCTAATGAAATATACAGAGCATTGCTTTTAGATATAGGTTTATCAGATAACGCCGCTTCTTACTTCGTTGATTATAGTGGTAGCGCACCGTCTGGCTCTGATGAAGGTGTATTAAATGTAAATCAATAAAATAAAATAACATGCTAGAAAAACTCTATCAAGTTCTATACGATAAAAAACTTTTTACCCAAGATTTTAATAAGTTTAAAAACGCTTGGCAAGATGATGCTTATAAGAAAAAAGTTTTTGATGTTGTAAGCGATAAAAAACTTTTCACTCAAGATTATCAAACTTTTGTTAATTCTTATGTAGAGGGAAAGCAACAAGGCGATGTTGCAAAGGATGCGGTAACATCGTCTCAAGAAAATACGGCATCCAACTCGGAAGATTTTTCTGTGGAATGGAAATTAGATCCAAAGACAAATCAACTTGTAAAAGTATCAACTCCAATTGATCAAACCAACAGGTTTAAAATAGGTCCGACGCTGACCGAAGATTCTCAATATACAGATAAAGATAAACCAGCCGATCCAGATTATTATGTTTCTGAGATCGGTTTGAGCTACGGTGATTCTAGTACTTATGATGAGCAGGTTAAAGCCTACACTGAGTTTATGGATAAAGTTTTATCTGCAGAGGGTGAGTGGAAAACTTTAGAAAATAAAGATATAGACGAAAGATATTTTATAGCGTCTAAACTTGCTAAAGCGCCAGTAGGATCACCTTCAGATATAAACCAATCTTATTATGATTACTGGAAACAAATAAACGTTGATGGTTTTAAAAATTCAAAAGCTATATTAGAGCCTTTATTTCTGGATAAAAGATCTATAAAAGAAGATTATTTATCTAGAAAAAAGGGTAACTTAGATAACTTTGAAAAAAGAATTGAAGAGGGATTAACACAAGATGAGTTGATTGAAGAAGCTGATGTTGTTATAAGTGAAATGATTCACGAAAGTGATTATATGAATAAAGAGTTTCTTCCATATTTCTTTAAAAAGTATGAAGAAGACTTTTATCAAAAACAACTAGAACTAGTTAACGAAGTAGAAGGTGATTTTATAACTGATGCGCAATTCATGGTTATAGAGCAAAAAATGCAGGCTTATCAACTTCAAGCTTTAGATAAAGAAATACAAAGTGATAAAGGCTACAACGATTTAGTTGCCTCTATAACACAGGTTGTTGGTGATGATTTAGGTGTAGATATAAGAAAGTTCAATAAATCTAAACTATTACCAGACTGGATTGAAGGTAGCGATGTTTTAGAAGGTGTTTTTAAAACATATAAAAACATGGAATCTGGCTCTGTAAATGAAAGTTTAGCTAGAGACTCTAAACATTACACTAATTTAAAAAACTTTCAAAAAGCATATAATAGCGGTAAATATACAGAAGAAGAGATTATAGAGCTAGCGAAGAAAACTTTAAACGACGTTGATATTGCTGTTATGTTTCCATCTAACTCAGAAGCAATAGCTAGAGCTGGAGCTGGTTATTTATCGTTGATGGACGAAGAAAAAAGAAATAAACTTTTAGCTGGGGAAGATCCAAATGAATATGTTAACAGCATGCTAGCTAGTCTAGAGAAAAAGTTTATTAAAACGATAAGCGAAAGTCAAGATCTTCAAAAAGAATTAGAGCTTTTAGATAGCGCTAGATTATTTGACGAAGACGGTATAACCTATAAGGATGTGAAGTTGATGATCGGGGAGCAATTCCCACAAATGGTAGCATCTATACTAACATTAGGTGGTAGTACTTATTTCCAAGAGTCTGGTGGTATATATATAGAGTCTTTAATGAAAACCGCCGTAGCTAAAAACGGAGAAATGGCTTGGGGTATGGCGTCAGAAGACGACAAAAAACAAATGCTTTTAGATATAATAGAGGCTGGTGAAGATGATCCTGACAAAGCTATAAATGGTGGTTTGGTAAACGCTGGTTTAGATTTTGCATCATCTTTATTTGTTGTTACCAAAGCTGGAAAAATGATTCCAAAACAAGCTTGGAGAGCTTTACTTAGGGGTGAAGTTAAAAAAGCAATAAAAACCGCTGGTGGTAAAGATCTATTAACTGATGCTTTAAAAATATCATTCGCGGAGTCAGTAACTGAGGGTGCACAAGAAACTGTATCTATGATACAAGTTGCAAGAAGCACTGGTATATACGACTTTGATGTAAATAGAATTAAAGAAGGTGCTGGACAAGGATTTTTAAGTAGTATAATGTTCTTTGGTCTTGGTAAGGGTAGATCTTTTGGTACTTTTGCTCTTGAAGAAGCTTCTTTGAAAATGAACTGGACCAGTAAAGATCATGTTTTAAGCATGATAAAGGCTGAGAAGCTTAGAATAAAAAGAGATTTAAAAGAAGGTAAGATAACTAAGAAAGATGCTGAGCAACAAATGAAAAACGTCAATGAAAATAGAGATATTTTGATAGACGAAGGTTTGTATCAAGTTGCTCCAGAAAATCAAGTAGCAGCTATAGAAAAAGCAAACGAATATAGAAAAGCTAAAAATAATTTTGAAAACAAGACAAGCGATTTAAAAGCCGCGAAAGAAAATAACAAATCTTCAAAAGAAGATATAAACTATAGAGAGGAGCAAGCTGCTGTGGCGTTAGAAGAACTATCAGACGCTAAGTATGAAATGCAAAAGATTCAAGTTTTTGATTCATATTCAAAAAACAAAGGAAAAGCAGCTAACAGGGTTAACAACACAACAGATGGTCCACTTGGTGATAAACAAGTTTTTACTTTTAAAACAAGGAAACAAGCAGCCGCGTTTGTTAAAAGATATGGCATAACTGTTGATCCAAGTATTCAAGCTACATTAGATGGCAAAGCTAATGGTTTTGCAACAAGACAAACAATAAAATACAAAGGTAAAGATGTCATACCAGCTATAATAGTAGATGAAAATATAAAAAACCACATATATAATTCTACTAGAGCTACTGATGGTAATTTAATATCAGCTTTCACAGAAAGTCACGAAATAACTCACTTTATATTAGACGCTGTTGATCCAAAAATAATTAAAGACGTTGTTTCTAAATTAAAAACAGATTTAAAAAATTCTGGAGATAAAAAAGCACAACTTGCGGTACAATTTTTAGAAGCCAGTCAAAGTAATTACCTAAAAATGGGATATGACCAAGACATGCTTAATCAAGAATTTATAACTGGATTATCTGATTATATGCAAGTTCAAAGCGCTTTAGATGTTAAGTCACCTATTAATGATGCGCTTTCTAGATTTGGTAAAGCTATCAACTCTATAGTTGGTGGAGCAACAAATAATACGCTTGAGGTTGATTTTTCAACACCTAGCTCAGTATTTAGTTTTATAAAGAACTGGAATAAGTTTTTAAAGCAAGACGGTAAAGTAAAAGTAAAAGGTGCTGTTGAGGTTGATGAAATTACTGGTGAAAGAAAATCATCCGCACAAGCTACTTTAGAGCAACAAAAAGCGTCTTTGATCGCTGAGCAAAAAGCTTTATTAGCTAGTAAAGATGATCCAGTTGTAATGAAGCAAATTCAGGACAATATAGAAAGAATAAAAGAATTAAATAAAGCTATTCAAGTAGAAAGAGATTTAGCAGATCAAGGTAAATTTCCAACTGGTATTTCTCAAAAAACAAAAGATATTACTAGAAAAAACAAACTTTTAGTAGATGAGGCTTATGATGCTAAAACAACACCTGAGCTTAGAAGAAAAAAGTTTGAAGAGCTTTATGAGAACAACAGGGGTATTATAGAAAAAACTGTAAATTCACAGTTTAACCCAACTATAGAAAGCAAGTTAACTATAGAAGATTTTAGACAAGCTTACAACTTAGAGTTTTTTAATATATTAGAAAAACAATATAACCCATCAAAAGGGCCATTAGGAGCATATCTAAACACGTATCTACCACTTAGACAGGGTAATATACTAAAAGAGTTAATCGGACCAAGAGAGATGATGTTTACTGATGACTCAACTTCTTCTTTAGGAAACAAACAATTGGGGTATACTCCTGATTACGGAAACTTTACAAACGAAGAGTATGTACAGCAAATGGTTAATACTATGGAGACTTTGGGTTTTACACCTGAATTGCAAGACATAGTTAAAGATGCTGTTGTAAAAATACTTGGTGGTAGATTAGATATAACTTCTAGAAACTTTAAAACATCTCTTAGCCAAAGCCTGATGACAATGCTTAAGCAAGAGATACAAACAAAAGTTTTAGGATCTAAATTAAAAAACAATTTCTTGGGAATGAAATATCCTGAGTTTATGGCGAAGCATTGGGAGGATATATACGCTATAATGCCTATAGACGCTATAAACGCTAGATTCTCTTACCAAACAAAGCAAGAAAAAGCTAACAATATACAACATCCTTTTATATTTAAATTTACTGATCAATCTGGTAAACAGGTTAGAGACAACAGACAAGAAGACGGTACTGGTGTTGGTAGAGGTAAATCAAAGAAAAGAGTTGTAAAACAAGAAGAGTTTTTAGATTTCTTTTTTGGCAAAAACGTAGCGCCAAGTACACAAGGTACAAGAAAAGATACATTAGCTGAAATGATAGCTGAGCAAGCTGGTTTTGATGTGTTTAGTTATTTACTAGATAATGATCCTTCTATTACAGAAATGTTTAGAGGTAGACAAGAATTATTTGGTGAAATAGTTACAAATGAAACTATAGAACGGCTACAGAGAGAAATAAATAGGC